CTGCTGGTGTTATATCTGATACTGTACTAGATGCGTTAACATAATAGAGTTTATTATGACTACCTAATGCTAAAGCTGAACCACCTGAGTTATCTACCCATGCATGTAAACCTCTTGGAACAGAAGCAGATGCTGAAGCCTTACGTGTATCCCACCCACCTACAGGTCGTAAAGATTTATCGTGCCATCTAACAAGATTAGAATCTCTCCATCTATTAGATGATTCAAAATCCGTACCATTTCTGTAAACTCCTGGTGGTATTTCTAGTGGTATTAATGCCATGTTATGCTGCTATTAAAGTCCATGTTTCAGAACCTTCTCCTATTAATTCCCATTTTCTTCGACCTGATGACACTATTGCCGAACTTGATGTAATATCATTTACGTTTGCTGTGTGAGTAAATCCACCTCTAGGATCGCTTACTGTAGAAGCAATTGACACAGAAGCACTAGCCAACATAATTAACTCAGAGTCAGCATCTATGTCTGATACACCGTAAATACCGTAAGAGTCAGTAGCATTAGCTAAATGTATTCTTTCACCTGTAGCAGTTGTAGAACTTGATACAGTAGCTGTAGCAGATCCGAGAGATATTTTTTCTGATGCACAAGTAGAAGAACTTGTCGCTGTTATTGTACTAGCACCAACTGATGTTAAGTTAGCAACAGTCGTTACAACAGTTACACCTGCAGATAACGCACCTGACGTTCTTACTCTTACTGCATTTACGTTAGCTACACCTGATGTAACTGATACTGTGGATGCGCCTTCTTCTAAATCAGCAGTAGAGTATTTACCTCTATTAAATTTATATTGACCATACTTCATTTGAAGTTAGCCTAGTTCAATGTAATATCTAAATCACCTGATGGTACACGGAACACATCTCCTGATGCTACTGCTTTACTAGCCGATAAGGTTGCATACACCATAAGATTACCTGATGTCGATGCATCAAATACTCCAACGTGTGTGACTGTTCCCCACGATCCAGTTGCAGTTGGAAATTCTACTGCTGCGTTATTGCTAGTCGTGTCACCTGACGTTGTGAATGTAATAGCTTTTCTCACATAACCACTACCTGACAACTCTGTGCCACCACCAGCTTCGCCTGGAGCTGCTGTAAATAAACCTAAATATAATGTTGATGGAGCTGTGTACGCTGCACCTGCAAATACATGGTCTAGTATTTCTGTTTCTAAAAAGTTTGTAAAGCTCATACTAATCCTCTCACTTTCATTGTTAAGCCTGATCCACTATATCGAGCAGATTCAGATGCTTCATTTAATTGCATTACAGCCGCACTATACATTTGCGCCCATACTGCCACTCTTTGATCTTCTGCTAAGTACGGTGCTGAGTGTAATAACGCTCCATAGAGGTATACATCAGGCGCTTCTAGTAAAAGCCAATTATCTGAATTACTGTCACTTAAAGCTGGTAGCTTTTGATAGTAAAGTAATTCAAAGTTTGTTGTTGTAGATGGTGTTGGATAAAATTGAAACTGACTATCAGCGTGTGTGTACGCAATAGGTGTTCCTGTTGCATCTTCATTTGCTGCTCTTTTATCAGCCATTGCATCTCTTGATACTAAATTTAAGACAGTTGTTCCTGATCCTGTTAGATGTAATCTAATAGTTTCTACCCAATCAGGTGGTATCTGCATATATTCATCATTTGCATCTTGTTGACCACTTGATCTTGCTTCCATTTTCATGTGTCTAACATCTCTGTTTATCTGAGCTTCAGCTAATGCAATAAAGTCAGGTATAACTGACGTTAAATCGTCACGGTTTAAGAAATCTGCAATACTTGTCTTTAATGCTGTGTATGTATTTAATGCCATTAGTTAAATCCTAGATTGCTAAAATTTTTAGTAGGTGTATTTTCTCCTGTGTACATATTACCTTCATCTTGTACAGCGTAACCAGTAGCCATATTAGGATTATCTACAATATATTTCATAAAGTCGATTTTACCGTTATCGTCAGACATTTGAAAGATTTGTATTACTCTTTCTTGTTCCTTTTTATTTTGCATTCCACCTAATATACTATAAAACTGTTGTGTTAACGCATTCACATCTACAGGTGCAACTGGTTCACCATATACATTTGTATCAAAAGGAATCATTGTTTTTTTGCCTGTGTTTTGATAAGGACTGCCACCATACCCACCATCAGGATCAACTACTGTGCCACCTTTGTTCATAGACACACCCATTAATCCTTCCATTTCTTTTTCAGTATATTGTGCGCCTAGATTTTTTTTAGCTACTTTGTCTAATAAACCTGATTCCTTTTCTGAATATTGCGCTCCTAGCACTTTCTTCATAAATTCTTCTTTTGTCATAATAAAAGTCCTTGTCTTTGTTCTTCTTGTTGTTGTGTAGCTAATAAACCTGCACCTATTGGTATGCCTGAATATAATTCTTGTGGTAAACCTGCTTTTCTACTTTTTAGGTATTCATCAGAAAAGCCTTGATTTTCTACTTTTCCTTTACCTACTGTACTAAGTTCAGGAAATTCTTTACGCATATTTTTTATTATTTCAGGTGTAATTCTTATGCCTAAATGTTGTACAGCCTGATTATCCATGTTGACTTCAATCACTTGTACTTCATCGCCCTTACCATATTTTTTTGCAAATTTCTTAGCAAAATTAGGTATGTCTTTATTATACAATTGATCATACAAATTTTTGTTGCCCGGTACACCTCTATTATCAGTACCATCACCCCACATATTTCTTTGCATGTAAGCTGGTGTCCACACAACTGTGTCCTTACCATCTTTAATAGCTTGGTTAATTGCATATTTTAAACCAGTATTTATGTATCGCTTACCTTTAAAAGGTGCTTTTGGTTGTGGCTTATGATTATCTATTTCATTAAGTTTGCGTGTTTCCACGTTAGTATTGTTCATAAACCACTTTTTATACTTTGATAATATATTGCGATCAAAACCTTGAAAATTAGGACTTTTAGGATTTGCAACTGATTGCGGCCAATTTGTTATAAACTCATCAACAATTTTTTGTTTGTCTGTTAATTCTTCTTTACTAAGGACTCGATCTCCACTAATAGACTCTTTTGTTTTAAGTTCTTTCCAATGAACCATATCAGATAATAACGCTTCCAATAACAAATCAGTATCTATTGCATTTAGCAACTCTGCGTTTTCTTCCATAAAACTGTTATCGTTATAACGAATTTGCATTTGGTGAGTGCTAGTAAGTTTTCTGTATTTTTCATCTATCGCTGTCCATGCATTTTCAGTTTGTGAAGCGTTGTTAACTACATCTCTTTGTTTTGCGTATTTTTCTAATCTTTCTTCTTCTGTATAACCAAACTGTCTACTTTGTTGATGAAAGTCTGATTGTAATTCTTCTATGTAATAAATGTTTTGAGGATCATTATCTGAGCCATTTACATATTCTGAACGATGTGTTTTTCTAACGTGCGCTCCAACACCTTTATAATCAGGATTATGTGTTTTTGTAAATGTATTACCATCAATAACTATAAGTTCTTCACTATAGTTAGTACCACCACCCAGTTGGTAATCTTCACTACCATCAAATTGTGTGTAATCTGACCATCTTGTTTCAGTATCAGGCTCACCACCAAACGATCTTAATTCGTAATCTACACTATGTTCTTCTATAGCCATTTGTACTGCGGGCATATCATTAAAGTAGTTATCACCTCCCGCACCACCTGAGATTAAGTCTTTACCATCAGGATCATAAATTCTGTAACCATTATCATCATTTCCTTTTACGGTGTATTGACCATTACCATTAGGCATTGGCACAAGAATTTCAAATTCAGGATTTTCAAGGTATTCTTTTTGTCCTAATTCATCTACATAGTTTTCTATGTCGCTATACAATCTTGAATTAGGCAATTGTGTGCCATCTAATTGAGGTATAAAATCATCTACATCATCTGCTTCTAACACAGTCATTAATTGTTCTAAGTCAGGTTCTTCATCCATTAAGTACATTAATCTTTGATCCCAATCAACAATACCTTGCCTTTCTCTATCCTGTATGTCAGCTTTAATCATCTCTACTTTTTCTTTATTATGATCTAATATTCTTTCAGGTTCACCAAAAGGATTATCAACTGTTATGGCTTTATCAATTTCAAGTGCCTTTGTCATTGGATATTTTTCAGGATCAGATTCATGTAAATATCTAATCAAATTCATGTTGTTTTTATCTTTATGATGCGTTTGCAATCTACCAAGATTGTATGGGTATTTTTCATTAGGTGAACCTAATTCACCACCTCTATATTGATTACCATATTCATACTTAAACAGTTCTTTTCCTCTATCGTAAAGATAATCGCCATCTTCATCCATAACTGACCAAGATGCTGTTTCTGTGCTACCATCAGCAAATCTTATTTCTTGTTTCCCTTGTGCATCCCAACTTGGCTCGAAATCCCTATTATAATCGCTACCTGCATCCATTATGTAGACATCATCAGGTTCACGTTGTCCTAAATCGGGATCATATTCTAATGATACACCTGTCGTTGTAATTCTATTATTATCAATCTGCTCTAACAATCCTTCCTTAGTGATTTTGTCTTTCGGATTAAAACTATCAATAAAATCCATTACTCCTAAATCTTGTAATTCTTGATTTGATACTTGACGTTTTTCAAACCATCCTTTTAACTGTTCTGCTGGTATAGACTTAGGTAATTGGTCTAACACTACTTGTTCTGATCTTAAATAAAAACCTGCATCATCTACTTTTGCATATTGTTTATCATTACTGACATCTCTCATTGACAAGCCAACAGGTGTAGCACCTACATTTTTAATGGTTGTCATAATGCGTTCTGTAGTTTCAGGCTTCAGTTGTTGTAACCTTCTTATTCCTGAAGCACCACCAAACATAATAGCTAACACATCAGCTGGGTTTTCTAGTGCCGCTTTTCTTAATGCACCTTCTGTTTTAAAGAAATCTATTGTTGAATCTACAACCATACGTGCCATTTCTTCATTAGATGCATTGTCAATGTTTTCAAAAGGCATTGTAGCAAAACCTGAACCTAAATTTAGCGCTTCTTTACCATACTTAATTGGATTCATTGCTAGATCAATACCAAACTCACCTATTTCAAATAGACTAGCTGGCAAATTTTTCCTAAATACTTCTGAGTCTTGCGCCATGTTTGCAAGACCATCATTCATACTTGCTATGGCATTTTGTTTAACTGTGTTATTGGGGTTTGTTGTATCTATGAGATCAGGAGCTTGTATCTTGTCACCATAAAAACCTAAGTCCTTGCCAAATTCAAATGGTTTATCAATAAGTAAACTTGTTACTTTGTTCTGCCTAGATTCTTCAGTTCCTAAAAAACCTGTTACTTCAGGCTTGACTACATCCCAAATACTAGCAAAGACACTTCTCATACTACTCCTTGTAGATTTCTTCTAATTGGTTTATCCCATGCTTCATTGTAAGGTTGATAGCCTACTGACAAGTAACGAAAGCTATCTGCACCATGTGATGCCCAATTGTGATCAGGTCGCATCCTCCATGTTGCTCCTGAGTCATCCCATTTTTTGCTATAGTTTAACAAACAATCAATGCCACGTTCACACTTTTCTTCATCAAAGTAGCATTTGTCTAACATTTCTCTAACTTTTTGTATGCCATCTTCTATTAATAACTGTGGTGCTATCTCTGTTTTGTCAGCGTGAATACCCATGCCTTCTAATGTTTCAAGCCTTGACTTACCTGATCCAAGCTCTCTAACTCTAATATCATGTGGAAATATGTACTGATCGTAGATGTAGCCTTTGTCTTGTAATACCTTTACATAGTGATCAAGACCAACACCTGATGCTTCATAGTAATCTATTAGATGTACTTCTGTTCCTATAAACTGTGCAAACCACATTGCTGTGCTATCTCCAACACCCAAATCGAAGCTGACGACAACACCTTTACCACGATCATATCTAACTTTTGTTATACGATCTTCATCTCTTGCTCTACGCATTTCAGCAGCATAGTAACTTCCTTCCTGAAAAATTTGAAACGCTCCAAGCCAAATGTGTTCATACTGATCAGGTCGTTTTTCTTTATCTTCTAGTCTAGTTTGTTCTAACACATCAGGAAACCACGGATTATCTGTGTAATTTAGTTGTACAATCTTAGCATCTTTAGGTGGGTTATCTCTAAAGCGTTCATGTGTTGCGCTGTATTTTGACTCAGGGTTGTATGTAATCCACACCTCACTATTTACCTCTCTGACCGATGGCAAGA